ATAATGAAGGTATGTCTTTGATGGAAGCGGCAAGAGACTTTGCTAATCAATCCATAGAAGAAATACCAGCAGATTGTTCTGGTTGCTGTGCGTGTGCCACTTGTCATGTTTTAATAGATAGAAATTGGACACACATTATAGGTCAACCAGATTTAAATTCTGCTGAAACAGAATTAGTTGAGTATGAGAAAGGCTATGATCGTATGCAAAGTAGATTAGCTTGTCAAATACAATTAGAAAAAAAACATGATGGTTTGGTGGCACATTTACTTGATAACCACAAGTTATAATTCCATTTTAAACATATATAATAGTGTGTTTAGAGGGGCATTAGCTCAGTTGGGAGAGCGCCTGATTTGCATTCAGGAGGTCATCAGTTCGACTCTGATATGCTCCACCAAAATTTTATATTATGAAAAAAGATATATTTGAAAGTATCATAGACGTTGGTAGTGGTTTTATTCTAGCCGTACTAATACAATTATTAATTTTTCCATTGTTTGGATTACACCCTACTATATTTGATAGTATAGGTATTGCGTTAATCTTTACAGTGGTTTCTATGACTAGATCAGCAATATGGCGATGGTACTTTAGAAAGAGAAGAGCTTGAACTTTTATAAAAATGTAATTGAACATAGAGGTAAGTTACTTGTTCGTGGTATCCACGAGGGTAAAGAATACAAAAACAAAATAGACTTTAGTCCTACTTTGTATGCTATCTCACAAGAAGATTCTAAATTCAAAACATTAAAAGGTCAAAATCTTAAACCAATTCAGTTTGGTAATATATCAAAAGCAAGAGACTTCAAAAGAAACTATAATACAGATAACTCACCACTGTATGGTATGGATAGATACCAATATCAATACATCGCAAACGAGTATCCTGAAGATGTACAATTTGACAAAGACGCAATAAAAATATTCACAGTTGATATAGAGTGTAGTGCCGAAAGTGGTTTTCCTGATGTAGAAAATCCTATAGAAGAACTACTAGCGATCACAGTAAAAAATCAATCTAACAAGCAAATCATAACTTGGGGCACTGGCGAGTTTAAAACAGATAGACCAGATGTCACTTATATAAGATGTAAATCAGAGAAGTCTTTAATTATGGAGTTTATGAAGTTTTGGATTAAGAACTATCCAGATGTAATTACAGGTTGGAATACTAAATTTTTTGATATACCTTATTTGTTTAATCGTATTAGAAACCTAGTAGATGAAAAAGTATTAAAAAGATTTTCACCTTGGAATCTAGTTGAAAGAGAAACCATAGTTGTAAGAGGTCGGCCTCAAACTTATTACTCTATCTTTGGTATTTCTATGTTAGATTACCTAGACTTATATCAAAAGTTTATACCAACTAAACAAGAAAGTTATAAACTTGATTACATAGGTAAAGTAGAACTTGGTTTACAAAAAGATGAAAACCCTTATGATACATTTAGAGATTGGTATACAAAAGACTTTCAATCATTTATTGATTATAATATTAAAGACGTTGAGATAGTTGATGGTTTAGAAGATAAACTAAAACTAATTGAGTTAGTATTAACTATGGCGTATGAAGCTAAAGTAAATTATACAGATGTATTTTCGCAAGTAAGAATGTGGGATATGTTAATTTACAATTATCTAAAAAAAGATAATATAATGATACCACCTAAGGAAGATAACGTCAAGGAAGATAAGTACGATGGCGCTTATGTAAAAGACCCAATCACAGGTATGCATAACTGGATTGTTTCATTTGATATTAACTCACTATATCCTCACTTAATTATGCAGTATAATATATCACCAGAAAAAATCATTGGTGTAAAACCATCAGGCGTTTCTGTAGATAGATTGTTAAAACATGCGACACCGTTGACACATCTAAAAACAGAAGGCGCTTGTATTACACCAAATGGTGCTATGTTTAAAACAGATAGTCCAGGTTTCTTACCTAGACTTATGGAAAAGATGTATAACGATAGAGTTAAATTTAAGACACTAGCATTTCAAGCAAAAAAAGAATATCAAAAAACTAAAGACCCAAAGACAGCAAAAGAAATATCTCGTTGTCATAATATACAATGGGCAAAAAAGATTGCACTTAACTCAGCTTATGGTGCGATAGGTAATCAATACTTTAGATATTATGATGTAAGACAAGCGACTGCGATTACTACTTCTGGTCAGTTTGTAATTAGATTTATTGAAAAAAATGTAAATGAATATATGAATAGAATATTAAAGACACATGACAAAGTAGATTATATTGTTGCATCAGATACAGATTCAATCTATCTTACACTAGACAAATTAGTTGAAGCGACTTGTAAAGATAAATCAAAAACAGATACATTGAAGTTTCTAAACAAAGTTGTCAATAGTAGAATAGAACCATTTATAGATAAGTGTTTCGCAGAATTGGCAGAATACACAAATGCAATTAAACAAAAAATGGTTATGAAACGAGAAGTGATTGCTGATAAAGGTATATGGACAGCTAAAAAAAGATATATGTTAAACGTATTAGACGAAGAAGGTATTACATTTGAAGAGCCTAAACTAAAGATTATGGGTATAGAAGCTGTTAAGTCATCTACACCAGAAGTTTGTCGTGGTAAAATTAAACAAGCAATTAAACTTATAATGACAAAAGATGAGGATACTTTACAAAAGTTTATCGCTGAATTTAAGAAAGAGTTTTATCAAATGACTGCAGAACAAATATCTTTTCCTAGGTCTTGTAATAATCTAAACAAATATAAACATGGTAGTAATATATTCATCAAAGGCACTCCTATTCATGTCAAAGGTGCTTTAATTTATAATCACCAACTAAAAGAATTTAAATTACATAGAAAGTATCCACTAATACAAGAAGGCGATAAGATTAAGTTTCTAAAACTAATAGAAGCAAACCCATTTAAGTTTGATGTAATAAGTTATGTCACAAAATTACCTAGTGAATTTAAATTACAAGACTATATTGATTATGACACTATGTTTCAAAAAACATTTTTAGACCCTATGAGTTTTATACTTAACTCTATTGGTTGGTCTACAGAAAAGAAAGCAAGTCTGGAGGCATTCTTTGAGTAGTTTATTTTTATTATTGATTACTATTCATTGGGGTTTTGCCACAGGTAGTTTGATTGCTTATAAAACAGATTGGTCTATACCTAGATTTTTAATAATATGTTTATTAATAAGATACTTTTTTTTAAGTTATGGAGTTTAATACAAACCAAAAACATGGAGTAATATATGCAGATCCACCTTGGACATTTAAAACGTATAGTAACAAAGGCAAAGATAAAAGTCCTGAAAGACATTATCCTTGCATGTCTCTCGCTGACATTGTTTCTTTACCTGTTAGCAGCATTGCTAAGGACGATGCAGTCTTATTAATGTGGGTAGTTGATCCACTATTAGACCAGGCGTTTAAAGTAATAGACGCCTGGGGTTTCAAATACAAGACTGTAGGTTTTACCTGGGCAAAAACGAATCGAACTAAAATGGGTTTCTTTACTGGTCTAGGTTATTGGACTAGAGGTAATCCAGAAATGTGTTTATTGGCAACTCGTGGGAAACCTAAAAGGCTAAATAAAAGTATACCACAATTAGTGGTTAGTCAAAGACAGGAACATAGTAGAAAACCAGATATAATTTATAACCATATTGAGAAAATGTTAGAGGGCCCTTATATAGAACTATTTGCTCGTAGAAAAAGAGAAGGTTGGAATAGTTGGGGTAATGAGGTATGATTGTACCCTTGACTCTTTCAATATTATATGTTATACTAGGATATGGTTTTGTTATATGGTTATTAATGAAATGGAACAATGAAGATGTATAAAAGATATACTTTACAAGATACTTTAGATAGTGAAAAAAGAAATCTATTTAATGTATTATCAACTTTCGCTGGTGGTGGTGGCTCATCAACAGGTTATAGATTGGCTGGTGGTAAGATACTAGCGATCAATGAGTTTGTTGAAGAAGCGCAGAATACTTACAGAGAAAATTATCCTAACACCACAATAGTGCCAGGTGATATAAAAGAATTGACAGGCACATATCTTATGGAACAAGCTGGTGTAAAAGTGAGTGAGTTAGATATATTAGATGGTAGTCCACCTTGCTCAGCATTTAGTATGGCTGGTTCAGTATCTCATGGTGAGGGTAGAACACACGCAGATGCCTTTGGTAAAACAAAACAATATAGTGACATCAAAGGTGTAAGTAATGTAGAAGATTTATTTTTTGAATTTTTAAGAGTGGCAAAAGATATAAAACCAAAAGTAATTATTGGTGAAAATGTTGAAGGTTTGACTATGGGTGAAGCTAAAGAGTATTTTCATAAGATACAAAATACATTTGAACAAATAGGTTATCTAGTTGTCGCTGATGTGTTGAATGCTAGTTACTTTGGTGTACCACAGTCTCGTAAAAGATGTTTCTTTATAGGTGTAAGAGAAGATGTGGCAGATGCGATTGGTCTAAATTTTATGACAATGTATCAATTGTATCCTGAAAAAAATGATGTACAAACAACACTTGGTGAAGCGATTAGTGATATTGTAAATGATGATAAAGAGGAATTAGATTATTTGTTTGATAAGATTAGTCCAGAAAAGGCTGTTGGTAAAACTTTAATGAAGATGCCAAAAGATCCTGACAAAGTATTGACTGGTATGGATTACCACGAAAAAGGTCATCACTTTAATTTAAAAAGATCAAGTTTAAGAAAACCTTGTCCAACAATTACTGCGATGGGTAATCTTGCTGGTGTCGCTGGTACTTGTCACCCAATAGAAGATAGAAAGTTTACTATAAAAGAATTAAAAAGAATTATGTCATTACCTGAAGATTTTAAATTAACAGGTCAACATAAACAACAATCAGAACGTATTGGTCGTATGGTACCACCGTTGATGATGAAGGCTCTCGCAGAGAGTGTATATAACAAAGTGTTAAAACCATACAAGGAGTTAAATAATGACTAAATTTACTTTTGCTACAAGTAAAGAAGGCTTTGATAATCACATAGACAAGTCTGTTCGTGGTTATAGTCAATTATGGGGTGATATACTTTCTCTATCAAAATATTTCGTAGAAGACTATACGCAAGTTGTTGATATGGGTTGTTCTAGTGGTAAACTTTTAAAAGGTATGATAGAACAAAATCAAAAGAATATTCCTCACGCTCAATATACTGGTATAGAAATAGAAGAAGATTTTTTTGGTGACTATCCACATGACGAGGAAAAGTATCATCAATTAAATTACTTTAGAGGTGATGTAAGAGAGTTTGATTTTCAAAACTGTTCTTTAGTGACTTCTATATTTACTCTACAGTTTATGTCACCAAAAGATAGACAAGAAGTAATTAATAAAATTTACAATGGTCTTAATACTGGTGGTGCGTTTATCTTTTCAGAAAAAACTTTTAGTTGTAATCCAAGGGTACAAGATATGATGACCTTTATGTTTTACGATTATAAAAGAAAACATTTTACTGATAAAGAGATACTTGACAAAGAAGTACAGCTGCGACATATGATGAAGCCTAATACAAAAACAGAATTGTATAAAATGGTACAAGATGCTGGCTTTGAAATACATACTTTTTGGCAGAACTTTAATTTTGTAGGTATTGTTGCGTTAAAGAAATAATAAATATTTCTATGGCAATACCTAAAAAAGATTACATAGATTTAAAAGAGTATTGGGATTATCAACGTAAGATAGCTTATAATAAAGAGGTGATTTTTCATATGGCTGATAGATTTCAAAACAGAGTGTACAATGACTTTGGTATGGTTTCTGTAGATCAGTTAAAAGAAATATTATGGACAAAAGTTGATCCTAGAGATTATGAGGAACCAAGAAAAGGTTATGTGCCAGAAGACCCAAATTTGAGAATTGAAGGAGAGGGTGAGCCTTTTCTACCAAAAGTTATGATACCAAAAGATGATAAAGATTTTAGATAATATAATATCAAAAAAAGAACAAAACTTTATAAGAAATACTTTATTAAATAATGCTGAGTTTCCTTGGACGTTTGTAAATGATGTATCAATTAAAGATAATAAACATCAAACAAGACCAGGTTTTAAACACGTCTTTAGAAATTATAAACTAGTAGAGTCAATCATAACTAATACTAGAAAAAAACTAAACAAAGTGTTATATGCGAATGAAGAAATACTAGAGGCAAGAACATTTTTACAATTACCTTTAGAGGAAAAATTTAGGGGCAAAGGTGTTGATACACCACATTTAGATAGATACGAGCCACATTTAGTATTTTTATATTATGTGAATAATAGTGATGGTGAAACTGTTATATATAACTATAAAAGTAAAGACGAAGACGACATACCATATTTTGAAGATGTAAAAGAGTTGAAAAGAGTAACACCAAAACAAGGCCGAATCGTTGTATTTGACGGTAGATATTGGCACACAGCAGAACAACCAACTAAAAATATTAGGTGTATTATCAATATAAACATTGACAAAAGCGATGAGGTATGATATATTAATGATTAAATTTATAGGAGTTATGGAATGAGTGATTTTTTAAAAGATATAATTAAAGAAACTGGTAATGAATATGCTGGTTTAGTAAGTGATGGTATTGACAGCGCTGATGTTACAAGTTTTATAGACACAGGCTCATATTCATTTAACGCATTATTATCTGGTAGTATCTATGGAGGTATGCCAGGAAACAAGATTACAGCAATCGCTGGTGAAGCCGCAACAGGTAAAACATTTTTCGCACTAGGTATATGTAAAGCATTTTTAGACATGGATAAAGACGCTGGTGTGATTTATTTTGAATCAGAAAGTGCGATTTCAAAAGATATGATTGAAGGTCGTGGTGTAGATAGTAAAAGAATGGTAGTTGTTCCAGTTGCTACAGTACAAGAATTTAGAAATCAATCAATAAAGATTTTAGACAAGTATATAGAACAACCAGAGGCAAATAGAAAGCCATTAATGTTTGTATTAGATAGTTTAGGTATGTTATCTACTACAAAAGAAATGGAAGATACTGCGGCTGGTAAAGAAACTAGAGATATGACTAGATCACAAATAGTTAAATCTACATTTCC